CGTGAACGCAAAGAATTATCCGAGCAATTAAACGCACGAAACGAAATGATTCTTTCATCTAAAAAGCAAGCTTCTGTTCAAAGCATTGTTTCTAACTTTGCTAAAAACGACAAGCTCAGTCAGTTAACAGCGAGTCAATTAGTTGATTATGGCTTCAACGAAGACGGTAACGTTGTAGCAAGCTATAAAGACCTAGACGGCACGCATGTAGCTGATAACCATGACGATTGGTTAAAATGGGCTAAGTCTGACCCTGATATGCAAAATCACTTATCAGGCTCAAAGGCTAGTGGTGTTGATACCGCAAATTTAAATCCGAGTTCCGTTACTAAAAAACGAAGCTCTGTTACTGATAATTACTTAGATCAATTAAAGGGCTAAAAGATGGCTACAATTCAAATTGCAGATATTTATGATCCGCTTCAATTCACAACTATGGCGCAAGAGCGTCAAGTAGAGAAAAACGCATTTATTCAGTCGGGCGTACAAGCTCCAAACGCTGAACTTTCAATGATGTGCTCTATGTCTGGTTTTACTGGTGAGATTGACAACATCAAGCCACTAACAACTGACGAGCCAACATATACTAACGATGTGCCTACAGATATCATTACTACTGATAAGCTTGGCACCCAACAAATGAAATACCGCAAAGCAGCTCGCGCAAAAGCATGGTCTGCAATGGATTTAGCTCGCGGTATCGCACTACAAGATCCAATGACAGGTATTACTAATCGCATTGGTGATTATTGGGCTACAGACAACCAAAAGCGTCTAATCCACTCATTCATGGGTATCCTTGCAGATAATGAAGCAAACTACGGCGGTGATTTAGTTCATAACGTTGCTACTGATGCCGCTGGCGCAATCACTGACGCTGAAAAAGCAAGCGCCCTAAACTTCATCAAGGCTCTAGAGTTGACTGGTGATAACCTAGACCTAATCAGTGCATTCGGTATTCACTCAAGCGTTTACTACGGCTTATACGCTCTAAACCTGATTGACTTCATTCAGGATTCAGAAGATTCAAGCTTTGCCACTTTCCAGGGTAAGCGCGTAGTTGTTGACGATGCTCTTAGTGTTGTTGTTGGCACTAACCGTCCGACTTACACGTCAATCTTGTTCGGTGCGGGTGCAGTTCAAGCTGGTGAGGGTAACATGCCTAATACTCTAGCCTCTGAATTAGATCGCAATCCTGGCGCTGGTAACGGTGGCGGTGAAACCCTGCTTTACTCACGCCGTACTGATATTATCATGCCTGTAGGCTTCACTTTTGCTGGTGGTAGTGTTGCCGGTCAATCTGCAACTTATGCAGAGCTACAGGCGGCGGCTAATTGGGATCGAGTTTGGGACGCTAAGAATTGCCCTGTTCGCTTCTTGAAAACAAACGGTTAAGCTGTTAATTTTTAACGGGTTTTTAGATTAAACCACTTTAAGCCCTAGCTAATAACTAGGGCTTTTTTATACAGGGTATTAAAGATGGCTAAAGTTACACACGAATCATTACAGAAGAAAATCGAAGACGCTGAAAAGGCTCTAGTTAACGCAAAGCAAGAGTACAAAGCTTTTTGCGCTGAAAATCCTTACGAGCTACCAAAGCAGCCAACATTGCACGAACTACGATTAATGCGTGAAAAGAAGGCCAAATAATTATGAAGCCACATAAATCAGTAAGGGGCTATCTGTTAACTCAAGGTGTCGAGTATGACATTTTAGATGACTTTAACGCCCCAATCGTAATGATACAAAACCAAGGCGCAGGCTCAGCAACTGTTACATTTAATAATGGACAGCCATTAGAAATGAGCGGCAAACCTTTTGCTTATGAGCCTTTAGTGCCTATTTCTGGGGTAATCTCAACAGATGGCGCTAACGTTGTTGTATTTGCTTGATTAAGGCGCGCAAATATGCGCGTTATATTTTAGGAGTTTTTTATATGCCTTTCTTTACTAGCGGCGGCAGCGGCGGCGGCTCTATAGCCGAGGATATGTATTTTTTCAACACTGCGGCGCGTGATACTTTTACAACAAACAATCAAGATAGAATTTTCGAGGGTATAGTTTGCGCCGTGTCAAATGGGCCAGACGCTTACGATTACTTCATGTATTCAGGCACAATTAATTTTGATGGCGCTTGGCGTGACGCAAATTTAATCTATCAAGGCCAACAGGGTGGTAAGGGTGATACGGGCGACCATGTAACCAGTGCTGTGTTTTCTGGTGATGACATTGTTTTCACAGATACGGGCGCAAGACAATTCCCTTTAGTTGGCGCTGTCACAACTTTAACAGGGCCAGAAGGGCCGCAAGCACCGAACATTATCAATGAGTACTCTGTTAATGATGGTGGGCCATGGGTAGATCAAGCAACTTATAACAGTAACCCAAACTTGTACGCATTTAAGCGCGAATCAGTGGATGGTGGTACTTCATTTGCTGCTGGTTATCAGTTTAAAAGCTCTCAGTCTGAATTACCTGCTGGTTGGCGTTGGATTGATGACGGTTTAGGCGGTTTACAGCTTCAAGACGAACATGGTCATGTATTGTGGCAAGTTAGTGAGGATGGTGTAACGTCTGCAAGATTTAGCATTCAAGATTCGGTACTTAAATTCGGTTCAACAAAAACAATGCACGACCTTGGTGAAAACGTCGGCTTTGTTAACGAGGTTACAGGTAAAGTATTTACGCCAGTTTGGCAAGAGGGTGATGACGATTGGAAAGCAGCTTGCCGTAAAAAGGTTAGAGAGTTAACGCGATACAATGGCGAGACTTTTGTTAATGCTGACCTTGGCAATACAACAACTTTTGAGCTGCCTATAACAGTTACTTTTAGTCGCAGAAGTAAAGCCTTTTACGTTAACTCAGTTTCAAACTTTCCAAACTGTACGCTTTTAATCTTGCAAGGCGGACAAACAAAGATGAAGCTTGAAGGTTATAATATCCTGCAAGGTGAACAGCGCTACTTGTTTGCTGATAGCTTTGATGCACACCCATTCATTGACTTTCTGCAAGGTCAGTCTTACACAATTAAGCTAATCACCGAGTCTGGTTCTGAAATCACTGTTTACGCTCAAGACGGAAACCCAGCATTAC